AAGAATAATAATACATCCAAAGGAAATGAAACCATCATAACTTCAGAAACGAACAGTATGAGTGATGATTAATTTCAATATAGCTCTGGAGTTGAGACTGCCTCAGTCACTTTTCTCATCATCATCGCTAGTTATGAAGTCAATGATATCTAAGTCTTCATCATAGTCACTAATTGGAATATGATATAATGCAGAGACTGCTTTCGTTATGAAATCTTCAACAGTATAATCGCCTCTACTTTTTGTCACTTCATAAGCATTAAGAGGCTTGTAATTATAGATTGCTGATATAGAGCCACCAGAAATTGGAGACCTTCCTACAGCCTTCACTATGCTCAAAACTTTTTCACTATTTATGTTAGGACCTTGGCCTATATTTGACAGCTTTAACCATTCAAAAACAGCAGCAGAAGCACCTTGGATCATCTGCCTGTCGTAAGCCAAACGACTTCTTAACTTATCGCGAATGAATCTTTTAGCAGATCTATAATTGCTCATGCTGAATTCTCCTGTACTACTTATCCAAGCTGAGAATAGAGCTAGGACTCTTAAACCTGTCTCAGCAGACCATGTCCCAGAAGCTATCTCAGCAATTGCAACAAGAGTAGCATCGTTGTCAATAATTGTTCTTCTAGCTCCTATCATTCTTTGGTAAGCTTGTTGTATAACCAGACTTCCGAAATCACTTGTAGCTAACTGACTGTTGGACGAAATGTTTAACACAGCACTGATGGAGGACAATTTAGCCAATGTTTTCTTGATACTTAATACACTTACTTTGTCAGCACTTCCTTCGTAGTATTTAGGAACAGATGTAGAATCAGTGTTCAGAATCATTGTACCTTTAGGAATAATAGCTATGAGATAACAATATTCATCATCTGAACAACAAGTGGCCATACCTCCAGGAAGCCTATTAACATAAAGATAGTTATTTGCAGCTTTATCTTTAGAATCATATCTAGTAAAAGATAGCATATAACTTGATTCCACTGTTCCTGGTCTTATTGTATTTTCATCTTTGTGTGGTATAGTAACATCACTATTACCAAAGATACCTAAAGATATAAGTATATCATTGACCCAGGGATCAGAACGATATCCAGTTGTAACCCATCTACTGTAATGAGTAGCGAATAAACATCCAAGAATGTCTCTGAAGTTTGTATTATCTCTAAATAACTCAGTTGAACATATAGACCCTACAAACATCTCACTATCAATAGAAGCTGATATCATACTAGCATCTTCTACTGGGGTTGTTAAAAAGCTACTAGTCACTCTACTTGCTTCTCTGTGATGTTTAATAATCAAGTTTTTGACTGCGACTTTTATATATGTATTGTAGTCATGCATCACTCCATCCATCACCTTCATGAAGAATAATCTATCACTCATCAAGTTGCTTTTAGATATAAACCCAGGAGTATAACTTGATGCAAGTCTTCTTATAATGTAGTTGATCCTGTTCAGAGCCCATGAAGGAATTCCTTGGTTGCCTAAACATTCTCTCATGTCAGTTCCTCTCATTGTATTGCCGATTATATTAGGATCCCCTCTTATGATAGCATTCTGTTTGTAAATCTCCTCAATAACTTCTTTTGGAACTCTGTAATTATCCAGATCAGTTGTATCAACTTTAGACCTATTGAAATTGATACAATTCTCAATGAATAGCTCAATTTTGATCAACTGAATAGAGACCATATGTTTGTTAAATGGTGTGTTTCTATGTCCAGAAGGTCTTAACATATTTCTAAGAACAGTGAGGAAGTTAACTGCAGGATCTAACTCATCACTCCAAATTCCGCCAGAATTTTCAACTGATTTCTGAAGAACTGCTTGGAGATTCATGTAAACTGCTCTACCTATACTCACCTTAACTTCCTTTGACATCTTGCTATCAGCAAAGTCATCACAATTTATTACAACAGTCGGTGATGATGACCCTCCTTCAACTGCGGTCCTCTTTATGGTGTCAATAAGGTACATCAGATGCAACGGCCTGTTTATGTTGATACTTGTTAATTCAGCAGTTAATTCATCTTCTAAATCCAACTTTGATAATGCTGAACCAACTCTCAGTAATTCGTTATCTAAGTTATTAATGCTATCAGGATACTTATGTAACATGTTAAGTATCTTAGTTAAATTTCTACTGTCTTTCAAAGCTTCAAATGTGCTTATTCCCGAAGTTCCTTTCACAAAGCTCATTATACTTCTTGCTATTCTTGATCTAGTAAGAGCATTAGATAATTTGTATGCAACAGACATAGTAGCTTCAATATATATAGAACTTTTCCACGCAGTAGGGACTGAAGTTGGATTTCCTTCTGATCTCCCTTGCAAGCCACTTAGTATAGATGAATAAAGCCAAGACTCAAGTCTGTTGAGGAATATTGCTTTAACTGAAGGAGAATCAACAACAGTCTCTAATATACCAGCAGAGAATATAGATGACTCCATAGATCTAGCTTGCGCATTCTCCTCCACCATTGTTGAAGCAAAGGCCTTCGTTGTTGAATCACTGATCAGGTCACAATCAGGAGTTACAGTTAAATCAAGAGTTGGGTTGCTAGTATTTATCTCAAGATCACGAACAACATAATTCAATGTAGAAACACCTTCACTCAATTTATTCAAGAATCTATTCTTTCTTGAAAATGTTATCGTGGTGGGTATCTTAACACTTTCTACATATGTTGTTCTATCAACCCTTCTGTCTCCACCTAGCTTGTTATACATGATATTACTCATTCTGGAATTGACTAATGCGTGATAAGGCTTTGGAGCAAGTGCAGCAGTACAATTAAAACCAAAATTTCTAGTACTTCTATGAATAGATGTGACAGTAGTTCTGGATAATAGAGGACATGGCAACTCAAAAGCATTAGCAATAGAGTAGTAAATTCCAATGAGTGAACTGTTAGTAGCTACTAACCTGGCAGCTTCAGAAACAAATCTTTCAATTCTCCGTTGTCTTGTACTTGCTGTTGATTCAGCACTAAATTCAGGACTTAATTGAGCTCCTAAGAACTTAGCAATTGGTTCCATGTATGTTTGATCTGTAATAGGTTCATTCTCAGTAACTTCAAATGAGCTCAATATATGAGCATTATTTTCACAGACAGTGATTGCCACTCTTGGAGATTCACTAAAGTTTGCAAGCTGGTAAGATGGATAACATTTGTTTAATACAGCAGTTACAAACATAGGAGAAGACACTCTTGATGTACGTCCATCATATGTAGTTAGGTATTTTACCCAGTTCTGAATGGATTTCTTGCATTTTCTTGTGTCTTTGGCCTGTGTTGATCTAATATCATCTCTACTACAGAACTTTAATGCTGCAGAACTCTTTATAATAGCTACACTCTTATTGTACTCAACCATTTCAGGAATTGCTTGTATAAGAATTCGTAATGGTTTGGGTGAAAAGTTTCTTGCTTTCTTAAGGTCATCCAATATCAATTTGATTTTTGTTTTTGTCATTGGATTTTTAACGCCTGTCCCCTCTATAGTTGATCTGTCAATAAGTCTTCGAACAACACCAAGTCCAGAAGTATCAGGAAGATTGGTTTGTATAAGAGATCCAGTAAGCAAAGCACCTTCTGAATCCTTTTCACACTTAAGACTCTGATATATCTTCTCAGCTATGCAATTAGCATGAGCAGGGAATTCTTTCCATATAAGTTCTAAGTCAGCCCCTACTTCGCATAACGGGTCAATAGAGCTGGTCAAGTGAGATTCAGTGACTGAAGGGGTTCTGAAACCACCTGCTGAATATGGAATTACAGTTAGTAAAGTTAGAACATTAGAAGGAGCTTTATGATTTAATCTCCTTAAAACACTAGTAGCAAGCCAAGAGCTTAAGAATGAACACAGTAAATAGTCCCCACCTGCATTAGCTAACGCATTGCATTGTGAAGAATACAAGCTTATTTTATCAGAAACTGTTTCTACACCCGGAGTTAATTTTCTTTTCCCGATAGTCATTAATTCCTTAACCCAGGTACTTAGTTCCATTCCACATTCACCATAAACTCCTAAATACTCCATAATCTCAGATGAAGCTACAGTTTTATCCATATGAAATATAAGGCCATAACTCTTAAAAACTTCTTGTATCTTCTTAACTTTTATTCTGACTTCCTCTTTACTACCATTGATGTAAAGTCTGAGTAGTCCATCATCACTATAAACGGCCAAGACGCCTTCAACACCAGTAGACTGTGCTGCAATGTCCATAACTACCTTCATGCAAAGAGTCCACAGAAAGTTAAGAAAACCCTCAAACCCACCTCGAACACCTGAGTAGTTTGAGATGTAACCCCTGCTCGAATGGTAGACCACTGATGCTCTGAAGAATAAGTCCACACGCTCCATCCAGTCTTCACCTGAAAGCTCACTTAATATCTTCCCAACAGCTCTAATTAATGTTCCAGGAAACTTCTTTGAAAATTCTGTCATATCAAAGGATATGAAGAGTGTAGTGAGACCTCCAGATTCATCAACGATGAAGCCACTATAAGAGTTTAACATTGCTTCAAGTTCCTTCCTCCTAGCCCTGAACGACTTGGTGATCGAAATGCCAGATGCTTTACTAATTATTTTCTTAGTGAATCTTTCACAGACTTGTGTCATAATCTTGAGAGCTTGCTCTGCCATGTAAAATAGTCTAGGGATTTCTTTGTGAACTTCACCCAATTTAGGCTCAGTGGTGACTGTGTATGAAGCATGCGGATTTCTAGTCACAAAATCAGATAGTTGTTCACTTGGAATATCATCTTTATCAATATCTTTGTACTCTGACTCAAATCTTTCATGCTCCTTAATCACATTATTGAACCTTTCTCTGGCTTTCTTGAAGTTGAGTTCACAAGTTCCATCCAATGCAGTGACTATATCATTAACTGACTTAAGTTTTTCTATTAAATAACGATATTCACTGTAACTCTTAGGGTTATAGGTTGAATTTATTTCCTTCTGACTCATCATTGCTGAAGGAGCTGAAGATTTGTTCTGGACAGGAATATCTTGCTTTTCACTATCAAAGATACCCTCAATCTTGTCAAATTTGATATTTGCCCACTTTGTCCACCCTGCTTTCAGAATATTACTTATCGGGACAGAAGTAGAATTAATAGATTTGACAAATATCTTTGTAATATCATCATCTGGATCAGCAGGCTTTGCAGTGATGTGCATTCTTTGTTTAGAAAGTGATGAATATATTGCCTTCCTAGCAGCTCCTTCAAACCTCGGCATCTTGTCTTTTTCAACCCTGTTAGGTTCTTTAACTCCCTCAACTTTCTCAAAAACAGCCGTCATATCTGCATCTGGATGAGCTACTATTCTAAAAACATTAGCTAGATTAATAGCAGATTTTCTATTTCCAGTTAAGTCAAACAGCCAGTCACTCAACGAGGGTGATATCTCCAATTTGCCTCCCTCAAGGCCGCTGATGTGCAAGTTCTCTGCAGAGACATTCATTATTTTGCTTTTATCACCTCTCAAGAAGAGAAGTTGTCTCGCAGTCTTTATTATGCCTCCAACACCATTTGGATACTTGGTTCCTATCTCTACAACTTTCCTGATCAAAGATTTAACTGAACCTCTATTATCATTAAGGCCATGGATAAAAGGTGAAGCAACATGTAAGTATGAAGTACTTCTGAGGATCTCTATTATTCTGCTGTAATGAACGTTTGTCATAATAAAACTATCTGTCCGGTCATAATTGTCTTTCATAATTAGAACAACAAGTCTTCCTACCTGAAAGTACTTGAGAGGATTTGTCTTACCATGAATATCACTAATATCAATCTTGCCCATGGATCCGTTCCTCTTCCAATTTTTAACCTTAGTTCTGTAGGTTGAATTGTAGCCATCCCTAATCATCTCTAGCGATCTGGCTGCTTTCTCAAATGAGACAAAATCTGGTAATACATCTTCAATCTGTTCCAAACAGGCCTGTTTAGTAGAGTTAGTAATCCAGCTTCCAAGCCTTGTAACAGATAGTTTCAAGCATGAAATGGCATCAGTATCAATTGTATTACTTATATCACTAGGCAATAGGGGAAGAAAATTATCAACTTTAATCACTTTTTCGAGGAATCTCCAGAGTTGATAATTCGGATCTAAGCTTGTCCTCGTTATACTCTTACTTGCGTCCAACTCACCCTTATCAAATATTTTGCTAATTTGTTCTAAGCTGCTTAGCACAATATCACTCAGCTCACCATCAAGAAGTGTTGAAGCATCTCTTTCTTTAGTTGAGGTGTTTCTTGTTTGATACTTTACAGGAAGATTCTCATTGTCAATGCATGAGCAGAGGGCTCTTACTGCAGTGTCTTTAGGTAACAATACTTGAATTGACATGATTATGGCAATTATAATTGTTAAACCTTTGTGCATACACTTGGTATTTATGATTTTCT